AGATCCGCTGCACGCTGGTGTGGGACAGGCCTGTGACAGCGGCCATCGAGCGCACGCTCCACTGCGTCGCTCGCGGCGGCTTCTCATGCAGGGTCATGTCGACAACCCGCTGGATCACCGCGGCCGTCAGGGGCTTGCGCCCTGGCGGGCGGGTGGCGTCCTTGAGAAGCCCGTCGACGCCCGCCTGCGCATAGCGGCGGCGCCAGCGCCTCACCGTCAGAGTGCTCGTGCCGACGCGGCCGGCGACCTCGGTAGCGCGCAGGCCCTCACCAGCCAGCAGAACAATCCGAGCCCGCCAGACGACCTTCTGGGATGTGTTGCGGTCACCGACCAAGCTCTCCAAGCGATCTCGATCAGCGGCGGGAACCTCAATGCGTTCGATCTTGCCCATCAGAGCAGGATCGCACGTCGGATCGGATTTCGGAATCACTCGTCAGTGACAGAACACTAGGATCTCTCTGGGGGTCCGTTTCGCCGGGTAAAGGTCGAGACCGAGGAGGGCTCCCAGCCGCCCGAAGATCGTGACCTCGTACGGCGCCCTCTTTTCTGTCGGCTTGACCAGAACGTGATCCACGAGGTTCCGGAAGGCGGCCCGACTCTCGGGCCTGCGGCCAGAGGCCAGATCCTCCTGAAGGGTGGCGATGGCCTGCCGGTACCGTTCAATGGCTTTCGGATGAAGCTCGACGATGTTCGTGGCCTCAAGAGCTAGCCGCTCCCGCTCCCGCAGGGCAGCCCGCTCGGTCTCAAGATCCTTCATACGGGAAGCGATGATATCCTCGGCCATGGTGCCCTTCTCCAGGAACCCGACCAGGCGCATCATGCCGGCCTCGATTTCGGTCAGCCGGCGCTTGGTCCCTTCGAGATCTGCCCGGGCGGCCCGCTCGGCCACTGCGCGCTCTGAATGGTAGGCTTGGACGAACTCGTTGATGAGCCTCTCATCGGCGAGCTGGGTATGGAGCCCATTGAGCACGACCGATTCCAGCATCTGCTCGTCGTAGCTCTTGGTGTGCTGGCAGCCGCCAACCTTTGCCGAGGTGCAAATCACGCGGGGGCGACCGCCTCGGTCGCCTTGGCCACGGACCATCGAGCTGCCGCAGGTCTCGCACCGGAGAAGGCCTGCCAAGAGGCTGCCATTGCGCTGCCACGGGCGGCGCTGGCCCTTGGGCGGGATCTTCTGCTTCTTCCCGCGGGCGATGCGCACGGCCTGAGCCTCTTCAAAAAGTTCGTCCAAGATGATCCGCAGATGCGGCACTTTGACAACGACCCGCTCTTCAGGAGCTGTGGGGCGCTTGTTGACCTTGCCGGTATCGGGATTGCGCACGTTGCGCCAGTTATTCCAGTGGATCTCGCCCAGGTAGATCCTATTGGTGAGGAGAGCCCGGGGACCGCCGGTGAGGCGGGGCCACTGCCAGGGCTTGCCATTGTGCCCTGGGATGCCCTCACGGTTCAGATCCTCGGCAATGGCGATCGGTGATTTGCCGTCGGCGTATTCCTCGAAGATCCGGCGGATGACCTGGGCCTGATCGGGATCAATCTCCCGCTCGCCCGGCTTCCCAACCACGGCCCGATAGCCATAGGCCACCTTCCCGGGGATCTTTCCTTCCTTCACGCGGCCTGTATGGCCGCGGCGGACCTTAGCTCCGAGATCCCTGAGGAATAGATGGCCGACCAGGCCTCTCAGCCCCACATGGACCGAGGTGGCTTTGCCCTCATTCAGGGTGCGAATCTCGACCTCGGCAAACTCAAGGCGCTTGTAGACTGCCGCCAGATCTTCCTGGTCGCGGGAGAGGCGGTCGAGGCTCTCTACGACGACCATATCGAAGAGGCGTTTCTTGGCATCGGCAATCAGTTCGATCAGGCCGTCTCGGTCGAAGAGGGTCGCCCCTGACTTGGCCTTATCTGAGTAGACCTTGGTGACCGTATAACCCTCCCGCTCGGCATAGATCCGGCAGAGGGCAATCTGGTCATCAATCGATCGCTCGTTTTGCAGATCGCTCGAGTAGCGGGCGTAGAGCACCGCCCGCAGTCTGGCGTTGGTCATTGGAAGATCCCGGGGGGACTGAGCCGTAGCGGTCCCGAATATCCTGTCTGGCCGCATCCCTGGCAAGCGCTCTTACGAACTCCACCAGAAGCGGATCCAAAGGGGGTAGAGTCTTGGCGGAGGAGCTCATTGCTCCCCCAAGCTGTCGATGTTGCCACGGCGAACCTCAAAGGAGACAGCCACGACCCATGGGTTGGCTTCCCAGGATTCTGGGCCGTTGATCCGGCCCCAGAGATCCTTAAAGGCTTCCTTGGCCGTTAGGTGGAATGTCTCACGCAGGTCCCCGGCCGGGAGCCAAGACTGTGCTTGGCCGCCGTAGACCGCCGCCGGATGGACCCCTTCCGCCCGAGCATCCTCCTCGCTGATGTCCTGGAGCCGCTCCACCTTCACGCCAGTCACGGTCAGGGTCAGCCGGGAGGCCCAGCGGGGCATGTGGATTGATGGGCGCACCTTGCTCGGAGGCTTGTAGCCTTCATCCGCACCGTACCAGATCCTAATGCCAGTGAGCGCAGAAGGCGCGTCACTGTCGAGGATCGAGTATGTCTGCCAGTTCTCCCGCACCCAGAGGCGGTCACCGACAGCATAGCGAGCCGCAGCATCCACGATGTAAGAGGTGAGCGCCTCCTGATGAGCCTGCGAGATGCCACCCCAGCGGTTATGAAAGTGCCAGAGACCGTCGCCAGCCGGCGTCGGCTGCGGCATCCGGCGCGTCTGGATCTTGCGCCCTGCGATGAGCGCGCGGATCATAGGCGCAGAGAAAATAATGGGGGGCTCAGGCATGGTGGAACACGTCCATGGCGGTTTGCTGAAATGGATCGAGATGCACCCCGGAACTGCGTCTTGGGCCCAGGCCATTGGATCCGTTCTCGCGATAGCGGCCGCCATTTGGATCGCTTCCGCACAATCGCGCGAAGCTCGGCGTGAGGCAAAGGCTGCGAAAAAGGCACAATTCGATGCCTTCATTGGCCTGAGCGACGAAGCTCTTCGCCAAGTCAAGAAAGTTGCGGATGTAATCGCAGATCCAAAGATGATCCCTCAATACTATGTGCTCGAGCACTCGTCGAAGATGCTCGAAGACCTCGCGAGCGCGTTGCTGAGCGCCTCTTTGAGCCCATTTGGATCTTCGGGAACCGCCACACAACTTCAACGCCTTCGTGGCCTTGTGACCCACACTGGGCTTGTTATCGCCCGAGCCGATACCGAATACCGCGAGAAGCAAGCGGTCTCCTTCAATACTGGCGATGTATCTCGAACGAATGTCATCGCCGCCGAAAGCGCAGCGCACGCCATTCGGGCAGAACGCGACAAGCTGGAATAAGAATGGCCAAGCCCTCATACCTCGATCACCTCCTCATACTCGTTGCCCTTGCGAGCCTGGGCAGTGACGAGAGCAATGTTGATTGCGAGCTCGTCCGCCTGTGAGGTGGTAAGGGTGATCGTCTTGTTATCCGTGACGATCTCAACGGTGTCGCCGCCGCTGGTGCCCGTTTTGATCACGATCTTCACGCGCGATCCTCCTCAGACGGAATGCATCCCTCCCAGCGGGCCACGAGCTCCTTGAGCGCTACCAGCATGTCTGCGCGGGCGCCGTTGCCAATGTAGTTGACGCGGCCCGTTCCGCTGATGTCCTTGCCGAGTGGGAACACGAGCAGGGCAAAGCCGGTCGTCCGGACTCGGTCATCTGTGGAGGGACCGTTGAAGACCTCGTCCAGTGCTCCGGCGAGAGTGTTCATGACAGATCGGTGTTGTTCTTCGATGGGTCCGTGACTCATGAGGATCTTCCTAGTGTTCTGTCACTGACGAGTGATTCCGAAATCCGATCCGACGTGCGATCCTGCTCTGATGGGCAAGATCGAACGCATTGAGGTTCCCGCCGCTGATCGAGATCGCTTGGAGAGCTTGGTCGGTGACCGCAACACATCCCAGAAGGTCGTCTGGCGGGCTCGGATTGTTCTGCTGGCTGGTGAGGGCCTGCGCGCTACCGAGGTCGCCGGCCGCGTCGGCACGAGCACTCTGACGGTGAGGCGCTGGCGCCGCCGCTATGCGCAGGCGGGCGTCGACGGGCTTCTCAAGGACGCCACCCGCCCGCCAGGGCGCAAGCCCCTGACGGCCGCGGTGATCCAGCGGGTTGTCGACATGACCCTGCATGAGAAGCCGCCGCGAGCGACGCAGTGGAGCGTGCGCTCGATGGCCGCTGTCACAGGCCTGTCCCACACCAGCGTGCAGCGGATCT